AGATGGAGAAGTCTGGTAACAAGTCTGGTGCTTCATCTGCTCGTGCAAGATTACAAAACATGCAGAGTCAGAATAAGCAAGCAGATACTGCTGCTCAGATGACACCAGAACAAAGACGAGCTGTTGCAGAAGGTAAACCAATCACTCCAGTTTCTACAGCACCACAAGGTACAGCAATGAATGCTGACTCACAAAAAGTTGCTGCTGCTCAAAGTGGTGGTGGTACTGGTGGTGGCCAGACAAATATTGTTGCTCCACAATCCTCAGTAGTCAATGCACCTCAGTCTCAGACAGTTAATGCACCTTTAAGTGCCTATGGCATCTTTGGTGGTAGAGTTAGCACCCCACAACAAAAATCAGCAGCATTCTAAAATAAAAAAGGGGGCCAGTTTCCTGGCCCCCAAAACATCACTATGGAACGCACTCCGTGCTTATAAGTGACGTTTATTCTTCAGCTAACTTCTTAAAGAAGTTTGGAAGATCATCTTCCGAATCAGAAGGCGTGAATGCCTCATCATCAGAATTCCATGCTTCCTTTTCCTGCTTGGCAGGAGCCGCCTTAGGACGGTAGACAGGAGCATCCTCTTCCTCTGCTTCTTCTTCAATAGCACGAGACATTGGAGCCGACTGACCAAGGGACTTAGCCAAACGGTTGGAGAGATCAGCGTAGGCCTTAAACTCCTTCTTATCAGTAAAGCTGGCAAGCGAATGCTCGCTCTGCCAAATCTTCTCGAGCTTACCATCATCATCAAGTAGTGCAGCTGGACTATCGAACTCAGACTTATCGTAGTTGCGGTAGCCTTCGACCTTACGAATCTTCAACTTGAAGTCAGCACCTTCCCACATATCAAAGGGATTGACTGCCTTCTCATCCTCAAACTCAGGATACATTGCGTTGTTGATTTTGTCATAGATCTTCTTGCCATACTTGTATAAGAATACCTTACCTTCGTTAGAAGGATTGGCTGGATCACGAACAACGTAGATATTAGAAATGAAATTTAGCTTTCGCTTACGCTCAGAAACAATCTTCTTATTAGAATCGACGCCACTGTTCCAAAGCTTAGTATTCTCTTCACAAGCAGGACACTTCTCATTAAGAGTAGTTGGGCAGTTCTCAATGAACCAGCCACCTGGACCCTTAAAGCCATGTGAAAAGACTCGTACGAAAGGATTGTCTTCACCAGCAGGTGCTGGGAGGAAACGAATAACGGCGAAACCGTTACCAGCTTGGTCTACTCCAGGCTGCCAGAAACGATTGTCCTCGTTACTGCCACCCTGCTTCTCGTTGAGCTTCTCAACAGCCTTTGCTAGCTTATCGAAGTCGCTCTTACGACCTTGCTTCAATTGATTAAATGAACTTGCCATATGTATTCTCCGTATTAAATATATTAGTGTATAGAACGTATTCACAAACAATCATAATATACACTATTTATCTTACCACTATAACTCAAAATAGTCAACAGTTATTTTCTTAGTTTTTTGTTTGTCAAACCTAACGAATGGTTTGTACTTTACGAGCTTGTTATGTTCAACTGGCCATACTGCTGGGTCCAGAATCTCCTTTTCCCAATAAGGGAAGAAGTTCAATTGGGAATTTAGCAAGATTACAGTTTCTGGATAAATAGTATTCCCAATGAGAAGTTTTAGTAGTTTAGGATGCTGGCCATTGACCACTCTTAGCGATTCGTCTATATCATTTGATAACTTCTTTAGGTCTTCCTGGAATGTATAAGATATAGAGTCCTGTCTCTTCTTCCAACGAAGATAAACATCCTCGCTCATCTCAGCGTTTACTATGTCTCCGATCCACGCATTAGGGTCATCAACAAAGTTAGATACAAGAAGACCAATAGGATCACTATGTTTCTGAAGCTTCGAAAAGAAATACTTGTCCTTCCGAACTTCAAAAGCAGTGAACTGAACTTTGACTTTGCCATTGTATTTAAAGAAGTCGTAACTAGTGTGGAAGTGATTCTTGATTGCCACGTAAAGTTGATACGCTTCGTACGGACTTTGCAGTTGCATCTGTATACCACTTAGGAGGTGTTGTAAATCGCCAGCGAGCAAATTTTGACTTGCTACCGATATAAAAGTTTCTATAGGCCTTCACTGGGTCTGCATCTTTGTATTGATCTGGCATTGCCTGAACGAACGGATGGTTACCAAGTAATCTTGAGCCAGCTGTATAGTTAGGAATGTTCTTAGGAGCACCAACACCAATAAGGTATTCAAGTATACTGTGGCAGGCATGTGTCTTCTTGTACCGCTTTGTATACTCGTGGCTAAGAACGAGAGTGTGGGTCATTAGCCACTCATAGTGAATAACATCTTCTCTGATCCAAATGTTACAAGGGTGCTTGAAGTGGACAGCATGATAGAGTTCTCTATCACGACCATCATCCAGACGATAGCGAGGAACATTCCTCTTACCAGATACAGAAGGTGCAATCTCCATCTTACCATCTAGCACTCTATGGCAAGTGGATAGCATCTGAGCACCCTCTGTGACCATCTTAACAACATGCTGGTCACATAGCATCTCAGCTGCTACGGTGGGATTACGGTCTACAATAAAAATATTCATGAGTGTATTATACTACATTTCTTCAGGAATGGCAAATCCAAACTGGTAGACAATTCTGTTTTCAGGTCCTGCAATGGGTAGAGTGTAATGAAGGTCTGTTGTTGCATTGAATGACCAAGCATCACCTTTACCAATATCATACGATACATCTTTAACTACTGGATTATACGATGGATCGGTTCCTCTGTCAACAACAATATTGAATCTATAGTTGACCTTATTTTTCCAATTTGGGTCTGCGTAGATGTCTCTATGTTTATGAATGAAGCCACCTGGCTTAATATAAGAAATTAAAATTCCCAATCGAGGGTCAATACATCCATCAGGTAAACCTAGTGTGGAGAGGATTCGCAGATACAAATTATTAATTTCATTTGTGTAGTATGCACCATAGTGATCTGACTGTGGGGCTCTTTTAAGAATCAGAAGCCACCTGTTTGGATAGTTATGGTTGGCATAAAAATGACCACTTTCAAAAAGAGTATCTGCATACTGTTTTAAATGCAGTCTCTCGCTTTCACCTATATAGTTTCTATAAACCTTAGGTTCCAGATCCACACTATAACCCGTTACTGTTTCCAACTAGAAGCTTCATGTCATTATCATATAGATCGAATGTACGGTCTTTCTCTTCCCAATATTCTTCTATTGCTCTCTTGGCAAATTCCATCTCAACATACTGACCAAGAATCTTTTCTTCTGTTGCATTAATAGGAATCTTAGCACCCCAGATAACTGTATGTGCATAGTTATAGACCTGGCCAATAACTAAGCCATTGTCTACCTGGAAGTAGTAGTGATTATTCTTGTCAACACAACGCCATTGCCGTTTCATATCAATCCCAAAGACCGTCATAGTACTTACCAAATAGCTTAAAGCCATTCTTCATACGGTCATGATGTGCCTTCAGCCCTTCCATATCCGTTTTGAATGTGTGCTTTGGACCAGTGACAAGTTGACTGTACTTGGAACCCTTAGGACTCCTCTGAGGCCACTTGTATGGATCACCTATCTTCTGATCATTCTCATCATATGCTTGGTGTAGGTAGTCGGCTTCGCCACTATAGTATTGTTTTTCCCAATCAATAATCTTTTGACCAAATGCCCAAATCATTTCATCAAGAACATAGTCCCAACGATCAAAATGGAATTGATCAACATCATAGTCATTTTCTTTTGGTGGAGCACTGGTAGATTTGATGTTGTCTGGAACATCACAGTCATCCACAAAAGGGGCACCTTGCTTTGCTTGTTTCAACTGAATAAGCATAGGAAGAATAATATGGGCCAACGTGCAGTCCATATTCCATGTGTCCCATTTGTCAATTTGGACTTTAACCTTTTGCTCGCTACCGTTCTTTGGGTAACGACCTATATGCACTTTCATAATTAACTCTTCTTACGACGAGCCTTCCGCTTCTTAGAACCTAACTTAGCCCGACCCTTGCCGTAACCCTTAGTACCTGTTTTAGCTGGCATTGTATTAACCCTCTGGCTTAGTTATATTGTTTGCATTAAAGTTTGTTAGCTCTGGGTCTGGATAATTGTCTAACCATGACATATCGATTTGCGGATTAACACTATCGTCCTGAAATCTGAAATCGTTAACAATATCAAGTCGGTCATCAATGTCAAAGCAATAGCCACATGCCTTCATGAAGTTGAGAACTTCTTCAAGAATTTGAGTACTGGTAATATCAAAACCATCGAAGTTGACGTTGACATCTTTACCATCTTTACGCATAGACAAACTGAAGTATGTCTTTGGATCAATATCGTCCATCATAGTTCCTTCTCCCGTCTTAGTTGTTCTTTCTCCACTACAACCATCAGTCTATCTTCTGAGAAGTTAAGTTGAATGGTTGCTTCTTTGATGGCGTTAAGGATAACGCCAACTTGTTGCTCAACCTTGATGTCTGCCTTATTTCTATGGACAGCCATCAAAGCCTCAGCACAAACTTTAGAAAGTTCGCTAGCCTCGAGCATTAAGTATTGAATTGTTTGTTGTCGTGAATCCATAATATTAAATTTGGTGGGCCCAGTAGGATTCGAACCTACAGTCAACAAATTATGAGTTTGCTGCATTAACCGTTATGCTATAGGCCCCTCGTGTTAGGACCTTTTGAATATTCGTGCAAACCAACTTCTCTTAGGAGGCTCGGTCTGCTCACTTGTAGTAAACTGAGTGAATAAATCAGCTTCAGGTTCTTCCTGAACATCTGTATTGACATCCATCTCAATGACCACATCTCTTAGAGTGAAGAATCCACCTTGTGCTTTCAATGTCTCTGCCTTAGCTTTGGCATCAACGAAGTCACGGTACTGACCTTCAACATTCCAAAAGTTAAAAAACCACTTCTTGGTACGGTACTCAACATTCCACTTTCCGTCAATCACACGGACGCGAACCTTGTTGATAGGTTTGAGTACTAACTCTTTACCGAAGTAGTCGATTGTGTTCATTCACTACTCTCATCTACATTCTGACCAACGGCCATCGTACCACGCTTATTGACATAATCGCGATGGCGCGTATGGGCGGCTCTCCAAAGGCGCTTGAGTTCGCCTCGCTCCTGGTTATCCCTAACCCAGCCATATGCTTCCTCCATAGCGAGCATACGCTTCAGGGAACGAGGAAAGTCTGATTGAAAGTCGCTTCTGTTAGCCATATTAGTTATTAACCTCAATATCACGAATCTCATTTGTTACATCTCTTGAAGCTTCGGCCATACTAGGTGCCTGTTGGGTAGCCTGGAGCTGCTGCTGAGCCTGGACTGAAATGTTATTAATCAAGCCCATAGAAAGCTTAGCAGGAAGTTCTGCCAATGCATTAAGAACAAGATTTACATCCTCAACACTCAATGCAAGATTTACTTTTACATCATTTGCCATATCAATTAGTCCTCAAATAGAAATATTTAGCTTATTCAGTTTATTTACTATACAGTAAATATTAAAAATAATCAACGGATAACCTTTGAATTGTCTGCCACAGATTTATCGTTTCTAACTTCAATGAACACAGGAAGAAAGAGACTCGAAACACCAGTTCGTTGGTCAACAATCCTACCATTATACTTAATGGAAATCACTTTACCAACAACGTCCTTAGTGATCTTATTACGATCATAGTCCGTAAATCCAGTACCTACGTTCACCTTAATCTTGCCGCAAGCTGATTCGAGAACCAGGGCACCTAAGCGACCGGCATTCTTACCAGTACCCTCGACCCAATCGACGCACATTAGATCGCATTCCAGTTCTCCCTTGAATTTGATCTGGTGTTTCGCTCTCTTATCTTCCCATTTAGAAAACAAATCCTTTAGGATGATGCCTTCCTGGCCATCACCCAACAACTCTTCAAACATATCCTGTGCCTCTTGAATGTTACTAACATCCTTGTTCCAAACCTTGTGCACCTTGCCAACTCGATGCTCGTTCTTCTCGAATGCAGCATTGTCCATAGAGGAGAACAAGGAGTTCAATCGCATACGGTAGGGCATTGAACATTCGCTTCTCAAGAAGTCCTCATACGGAATCCAATCCCAAACAGTTGCATGAATCAAAGCAGCATCACCAAGAGTCAAAGTTCCTTTCTGAGCCTTGGATAGAATACCGTTGCCAATCTGTCGAGGCATAAACTGCAATGTGTCATTATCCATGACATTAAGTTCGCCATCGAATACAACATCGTCGTTACCAGCTATTGCTAGGAACTCTTGCTCAAGCTGACCAAGAAGGTTGAGTATCTTACCATTACGAGAACGAAACTCCACAGAGCCATTCTTCACAATAGCATTAAACCTCATACCATCTAACTTCAATTGGACATTGGCAGGCCATGTAATCTTACTTACGAGCTTATCCTCATATCCAGATGCAAGCATACAAGGATAGGTAGCAATGAGGCCAGGCCAGATCTTATTGACTGTGGCTTCTGATACACCACAACGAAGATCTTTTTCAATCACTCGTTCAATAACCTTAGCATCTTCGGGCTCGAGGTTCTTGAGAACATTAGTTAGATGTTCAATGGCAGCATTGCCTGTTACAGCTCTCGTTGAAAGGGGTAGAAGGTCCTCAAGCGCCTGCTGTAGAGCCACATATGGGCCAACATCAGTATTATACTTTGGAATCTTCCGAATATAAAAGTTGATGAAAGGATCGAGAGCCAAGAAGCATACACGCTCCAGGATAGCATTATCCTTATTGGCAGTGAGGATAGCCTCCTTCTCCAAACGAGAAGATGTTGCTGCCAACTGATTAAAAATCGAATCTACCATATGTCTGCTTCCGGTTCCTCTACCAACTTATACTCAATACCAATGTACAAAAGTTCTCTGCGACTGCAACCAGCAAACTGCTCTAGCAGTTCGAAGTACTTACAGGCAAACCCATCATCGTGCTCGTCGTATCCAAGCGCATGAACCATCTCGTGTATGAGGACAGTTCTCTTACGCTCTGACCGAGCAAGTTCAATCTTCTCACCATCAAAGTAGGAGAAGTACCGCCCACTATACTTGGTTCCCTTGCCAGAGACAACACGAGGCAAAGGTTCTTCTTTACCTTCTGATTCCCAGATCTTGTTCGCAAGATCTTGAAGCATCTTCATTGGGAGAGAAGGTTCACCCCAGAAGTATTCTCGTTCGAACTTATAGATCTTACGAGTGTTAATGTCTTCACGAAAAATCATATCAAACTCCTGCTCGCATCACTCTTAGGTAATGACCATTGCCTGTCACCTTAACCTGGTCAGTATGACCAGCTGCTGTCAATGCCTCTCTAATAGCATCAACCAGATCAGGTTCCCAGGTACCACTTTTACAGAATGCAAGATTGTATAATCCAGGACTAATCTTACTCTTGTCCATATAGCCGTAGTCCTTAGTACCACTGACTGCACGGACAATCTCTCTTACTTCTCTATGAGTTAACATATTAATAATGTTCCTCAATCCAAGTGTCTTCTGGCTCACATACCAGATCATCATAACTAACGACATCACCATCTTGATGGCTATAGTCAAAGTCTCGGTTGAAGTAAGCCTCAAGTTCGCGCTCCGAGAGGAACGAATACTTTGCGAGGACCTCATCTCGAGTTGCACCCTCTGCAATCATGTTGTTGATCTCAATATCAATGTCACTAAAGAATCCCATGTTACGCTACCTCTTTGTTCAGCCAAGGACTGATCTTGTCCAGTTTACGAATGTTGTTTGTATGCCACTCAACATCTTTCCGAAGCTTTGGATTGTCATCCATAAACCGATGCATCATGCTGAAGATGTAGCCAAGTGTGTACTCTTTGCCACCTCGAGCCTCGAGGGCATCGAACAGCTGTTGGAGAGAAGTCTCGTTGAGTTCTGAACTAATGTTTTTCATGTTATTCCCAATCCTTGAAAACAGAGTTGTCGTTGTAACCAAGGTTGTACTCGAAGATCTGCTGCTTCGTCATACGGTCCTCGGTAACAAGCTCGCTATTGAACGTAGCGTAGTTATTGATATCGTCCTTCAAGTAATGAGGCTCTCGACCTCGACCGTAGTAACTATCAGACCGACCTCGGTCATACGGACTACCGTAACGTGTGTTAATGTCCATTACTTCCACTCCGTAGGATCGATACCATCGCAGGCATCATTGTAGCCACCAAGGCGACTCTCAATCCAAGAGAGGAATTCGAATTCCTCAATCTCGGAATCTAAAACACCCTGGACGATAACGTACTCGTTCCAGGCCTCTTGTTCAAGTGCAGTTGTTGTTTCCATATGCGTCCACTATACAGGAATGGTTAGCAAAGGCAACATGTAAAATCAAGGAGTTAGTAACTCCCTGATTCCTAAGGAAATGTAACTTATTGATTCTAAAGGACTTTCTAGGATTGCGTTTTTAAGCACGCTAATAGGCATTGGGTAGCCTGCTTTTCATTAGATATGAAGTGGTCCAGGACCTTGAACCTGGAATCAATGTACTGACCAAATTCAAACGTCGTCCACTCTCTTACATGGCAGATGTTATCAGGAGGGCCATCATGTCCTCTCTGGAACAACATTCGCTCAGGTGTAGAGAAGACAATCAACTTTGGCTGGGCAGCCTCGATTGTATCTAAGAGTGGGTCTGGGTCTAAAATGTGTTCAATAACATCAGAACAGATAATCATATCGTAGTTAGGGAAGACATCAAAACTATCAGACCACACTCTGTCTGGATATGTCTTCTTCAACCAATTGACAGTAGGTGTAAGATCAGTGCCGAGTGTATCAACATCACCAAAGTTCTTTAGAAGTTTGTATCCAGAACCAGTCCCAATATCCCAAACACTCTTTAGACCATAGATGTCAAACTTCTTACGGGCATACTCATACACCTCTTTCTGCCACTCGTCTTTCATTCCGGTGTCGTTATAAAACATATTGTCTAAACGAACCTTATAGCCTTCTTTTATAAAATATGTTTTCATTTCTTTTGTATTACCAGTGACCCATCTACAATAGATTTTATATATGTAGCTGATTGTATAGAGGAGAAGTATTCATCCACAGCCTGCTTACATCCGCTCCAATCAGAATAGTCGTCGATAAGAACAAAGCCATTACTGACTACTAGTGGATATAAAACCTCTAATTCCTTCTTAGTAGAAGAGTACCAATCTGTGTCTAATCTTGCAAGAGCAATGGAATCAGGGATGATTGAATGAAGAGTATCTTCTACATTACCCTTAATTAACATACAACGGTCAGCGTAGTTTGGGGTTACTTGCTCGAGGACAGATCTAACTGTATCGGTACTAGCCTTGCACCAATCTCCTCTGTTTTCTTCGTACATTTTCTTAGAAGTGCCGCAATCATTCTCACCTGGCTCAGGCATTCCCTCAAACGTATCATAGATAAAGATATATTTGTCTACGTTATTAGCTATGATGGTGTTAAGCATTAAAGCTGCCAACCCACCTCTCCATGTTCCACACTCTACAAGTGCACCAGGTACATTGTTATCGACAACGTATTGAATAGCCTTAGAGAGAGCTTCCACTCTCTTCTTGCTACACATTGTGTTGTTATAAACAATTGAATCTATATCAATCAACTTTATCGACCTCTGGTAACTTATCTAATGTCTGAGCATGCTCACGAACCAATTGCTCGAATTGACGGAACAACTTCTCGAACCGAATATTATATAGCTGTTCTATACCAATGAGAACATTAGTAATCTGGTCCTTAGATAAATCACCTTCTAGTACTTCTTCAGAAAGGTCTTTGAGGTCTGTGGTTATACCCCAGCAAGACATGATCTGAGTTTCAAAATCAAACCTGTCGAAAGCCATAAAGATTCTCCCATCTCTATCAACAAATGCTTTACTCATGTTCGCTCCCACACATGGTCACAATCAGGACACTTCCAACCAACAGTGCGATCCTTGTCGCGATCATAGAGTCCAATCTGTCGACCAAACTTTCCTTTTTCTCGAGTCGCACCATACATCTTAGCAATACGATCTGCTTCTTCTTCGCTTCCCGTTTCCTGAAAGAAGTGTTCCCAAATAGAACCATCATCAAGATCTGCGTTACAGTTTGGGCAATAGCCGTGTTCGTTTTTCATACATCTATTATACTATAGCAAGAGTTAGAAGTAAAGGGTTATTCTTGGCATCAATGTTAGCCGTGTGTAAACCCAAATTGAAATTGATTTAACACAAGTTCACCATCTTGATATCCAGCCTCTTTGGCATGTTCATCGCAAAGAGTGCGAATCCATCCACCGTTTCGAAGTTTACCAGGCGAGCCACAGACTTCACAAGTCACAGCACTCATTGATTCTGCCATGCTTTCTACACCACGACAATAATCATCACCGCCAAAATAGTAGAAACGCAGTGTTCCAAACTTCTCTTTGATCTGAGTGGCGACCACTTGAGGGCATGCTTCGGGAACTCTTTTACACTGCGGTTCAATATCTTCAAGAACCTTTGCAGCCTGTTGAATGCCATATATACTTGGCTCTGTTGCATATTTGTCAAATGTAAAGTGCATTTGCAGAGGACGAACATTGCCTCTTACTGCACGACGCAAAGCACGATTGTAGCGCAATGCTCTTGCTCTTAGCGCTCGGGTGTAATCGATATGCCCTTGAATAAGAGAACATGCCTTATCAAGAATGTTATACCAACCATCACGACATTCAAATCCCCAACACATGGCTGTATCGCGCATGTTGCCATTGCGATCCCGAAAGATCTTCGGATACTTCTTACACAGTGCTTCGTCTAGTTCTTTACGCATTGCTCAATCCCCAATTGACATT